GGCACCAGGACCAGCACCAGGACCAGCACCAGGACCAGCACCAGGACCGGCACCGGCACCAGCACCGGCACCAGCACCGGCACCAGCACCGGCACCCATACCGATGACGGCAGACCCCGGATCGGCTCCTCAATGTGTTCCTCGCAACAATGTGGGCAATTTTGATCTTTCGAGTGTATTTCATGTGCAACAGGATTATCTCTTTGATACGGCAATCCACAATGCCAATGCAAACAGTGCACCCCAGATTGTTGGATATGTGAGTGATGTTCAAAACAAACTCAAGTCGCTCTCTGGGCAATTTCAAGATGCCAACACTTCGAGTCAGGCTGTCCTCGCACATCAGCAACAAATGTTGGATATCGTCAATGCGGAGCGCGATCGTTTAGAGGAGAAGAAACAATTGGTGGACAGCGCGGACATGCAACAACAACACGTCATGGTGATGAACAACACGTACCGCAAAAAATACACGGACTATACCAAAGTCGTCATCGTGTGCGTGATTGGCATTGGGGTATTTATTCTTCTTCGAATGATGGGAAATTTTCTTCAAGTTCCAGAATGGATCGTCCTCTTGTTACACATTGTCAATATTGTCATTTGTATGATTGTCATTACTATGATTTACGCAGTGATTCAATCGCGCGACCGTATCGATTACGACAAGTTAAATCTACCGCCCCCAAATACAGGTCCAGCGAGTGCACTATCCAAGGATATTTCCAATGTATCCTTGTTTGGACAGTTTTGTTGGGGCGAGCAATGTTGTGATTCCAACAATGGCGTGGTGTGGGACGAGCGCCTTGGTATGTGCATTTCGAAAAAGGCGCCTTTCCCAATCGTCGCGGCGGCTCCTGCTGTCGTAGCGGCTCCTGCTCCGGAACCTCCTACCTATTCGTTTGCTCCGGCCCCGGAACCCCCCCCAAAAAAAGAGTCATTTACAACGTATAGCGATTATACGTCATCTGCGCCTTCGATGGCTGCTCCGTCGGAACTCTTACCGTTGACCAACGGTCATTTGAATGTCGGATTGTCCTATGAACCCTTTGAAATGTATGGACGTGTTTGAAGAATTGCAACAGTACAGAGAAATCTCAGTTTTAGGGTGGTTAAAATCTTCGAGTATAGTAACTGTTATAGTTATATGCCAAGTCCAGCGCCAAGTCCAGCGCCAAGTCCAGCGCCAAGTCCAGCGCCAAGTCCAGCGCCAAGTCCAGCGCCAAGTCCAGCGCCAAGTCCAGCATCGATCAGTTCCGTCGTCGATTCTATTACTTGGCAAAACAATGTCTTGTCGAAGGAAACAGATGCACGCCATCGTGAGTTTTCCACCGACGCAGCGACCATCCGATTCATGACCCAATCCTTGTCCTTTTACTATTTTCTCAATTTCTATCTATTCATCGTCTACGTAGTTTTAGGGCTCATTGCCATGTATATCATCTTTTTCAAAACCACATGGTCCACGCCCTTGAAATTCATGGGTTTACTCGCCATTGCATTGTATCCTTTTGTCGTTTCCTTTCTTGAATATGGTCTATTATATGTAGTAACCTATGCATACTCTCTCTTTGTAGGAAAAGTGCATCTCGATCCGTATTATGAACGCCCTCCCCTATCAATCGCAAGTATATTTTCTTTTTCGTCATTGATATAGTTTGTTTTTTTTATGAACAAGAAAAGACAAACCATTTATTTACACTTCTTCCATTTCGGCAAATTCCAAGTCGTGCGCGAGTTCGTCCTCATCCATGGCAACGGAATCAAATTCGACAATCTTGCAATCGTTCCAAAAATTGTTGCGAATTTTGCCAAATCGAGAGTCCATGAGATCGTGCAAATTACGCAATTTGGGCAATTTGCCATCGCCATTGTTGACAAACCACAACTTGAAATCCTCATTGAGCTGACTCTTGTTGACCCGTTTACCGACTTGTTTGGCCACGCGATCGTCTAAAAAGTTGCTCAAATGATCTTCGCGCTGTTTGTACCGTTGGGTGGCTTCGGTCACCGTCTTGGAGGCAGTCACCTTGCCGCGTGTTTGAAAGGCGCGATCAACCAACATGGCCAAAAAGGTTTCGCGCCACACGGGGAACCGTTCCATCAAGGTCACGTCGGCCAAGAAATGGTACGGTTCCTCGGCCGTCGGTTGCGGATTGTCACTGAATTGCGAGAGAAAATCCACGACGCGGACGCGACGCCAGGTGCCCTTGTCGCGCGTTTTAATGGCGGGAAACTCGTTGCAGCACACGACGACGGAAAATTGCGGTTTAAACACCTCTTCATTTTTAAAGAGATTGCGCCCCGTCAAGGATTCGACGCCACTGACCAATTGTTTCATGGGGCCCTCATAAATGACGTCGTTTTGCCCCGGTTCTTGCATGACGGCATAACGGGCACCTTTGAGACAAATTATCTCAGGACTGGCCTGACCGGGGGCTCCGCGGGGACGGGTAATGAGCCCGACGTTGGCTTCAATGAAATACGATCCCGTGTCCACACCGAGCGTCTGTTTCATCAATTCTGTCAAAATGGACTTGCCGTTGGATCCCTTGCCAATGTAAAAGTGAATGGTCTGATTGATCGAAGGTTCACCGAGGATGGTCGAGGCCAAATGATCCCACATGTATTCGCGCAAATCGTCGACGGGAAAGATTTTCGCCATGAAATCTTCAATCTCGGGAATAATGGCGGCATGTTTGGCGTGGGAGAGGGGCACATAGTTGATTTGCGTCGATTTGGTAATGTAATCCTCTGGCAACCCCGAGCGAAAGGAATTCGTGTTGAAGTCAATGACTCCATTGGCGCATCCGAGCAACTTGGGCGTATTGTCGAGACGCGTCAAGAAATTGCGATCCTTGAACAAGTCGGCGCATTCTTTCAAAATGTTGCGCTTGTCGGTATTGGATTTGAGTCGATCGATAATCTTAAAGGCTGTATCCATGCGGAATTGACTCGATTTAAAACGGGCATCCTCGGTTTCCAAGGTGGACAAGTAATTGTGGAGTTCAAGCACACGCTTTTCAAACATGTAGCGCAAATCAGTCGACATGCCCAGACGCAATTCATCGCCCGTGTCAATTTCACGCCATCGGTGACTTTCGAATCGGTACCACGTCTGTTTGCCAATGTCGACACAGACGAAAATGCCCTTGAACATTTGCAATAGAATATTGGCAATGTCAAAATCGGAGCCGCCCTTGATCGTGGTTTTGCGATTTCCCCCCGAGGCCAACAACAACGAATTCAGTGTCATGTCGATGAAATGTCCAACCGTGTTTTTGGCCACTTCGGCGGCTTGCTCGGGATTGTCATTGGTGGCCCAATAGATGATGGAACGTTCGGTGAGTCGTCCGAGATCATTGGTGGAAAAAGATCGCCATTGTTCACAGAGACTTGGAATGTCGGAATAGTTGAATTTGGACGTCGATTTGGAACTAAAGGCAATCCAGACAATCAACATGCTCTCCGAGACATTTTTGAGTGCCCAGCCTACCCGGATCCACTTGTCGCGCGAGTCATAGTACACACTTGGCAAAATCATCGTGTATTCATACGCCTCTTGCAAATGATACTCGGTGGTCATCAAATTATGCAATAATTTTTGAAGAGCTTCGTCGACGTCCTCTTTGCAGCGGAGGCGCGAAAAATCCGTCGTCATGTGGGTAATCATGGCTCCATTGACGTTTCCTCCGCCGCCGCCCATTGCTGGAGGAGGAGGAGGAGGAGGAGAGGCGGCGCCATTGGCCCCTCGGTTGGCGCGCGTGGCCTGTGCCGCCGTCACCATACTCAAAAAAGAGTCGCGATAAAACAACGCCGCGTGAACATTGGATCGTACCGACAGGTGTAAAAACTTTTCAAAATTGCGGACAAACTCGGTGGGCGACTCTTGGGTCATCATCAGTTCAAAATCGGTGGGGTCCACGGTAAACTTGAAGACTTGCGTCACCCGGTACGTCTTGTGTTTGGGCTTGCACGATCCGTAGAGTTGCCAGTTGGTACCACCCGAAGTGATGGACAAGTCATAGGCATCGGACCAGGAATTGAGCATCCCCAAGTCACCCCACAAATCTTCCAATATGGGAATCATTTTCTGACGAAGTACCGCCTGCGCAACGTGATCCATTTGAATTCCAAACAACAGGTGAATGCCGTCCTTGGTCATGTTTTTCTCAGGCACGGGGTTGGGTTTCTTTTTGAGCATGGCAAACACGTAGAATTCGTCATCTTCGCCGAGTTGAAATACAACGTCTTTCAACATGGCTAAAAACTCGTAGACGAGATTTTGCACATCTTCGTCGGTAAAAACGCGCTGGATCATTTCCAGAGGGAAATGCAGGTCCAAATCAACTACCAATGGACCCTTCCCCGTGGTCACCTGTTTCTCGGTCAAATGTTCCGTCGAGTCTCCCAAAATGACGTGATTGTGGTATAAACGCATAAAGTTGTCATATTCTTCATCGGGGATGCTGTAGGACCCTCCCGGAATGCCTTCCGCAGAATTTGGAATGCGCGTATGGGTCGAGCTCCCGCCGGTGCCAGGAGCTCCTTTGCGGACCGTGTGGGAGGATAGAAACTGTCCCAACGTGCTACCATTACCAGACGAGATTCGGCGTCGCTGCGCCAATGGTTGGACGGCAGGATGTGACATCGGAAGTGGAGGTTCCGTGTTTGGCCTGGATGTGAAATATAGTCATGTATTTATTCCCGGGAGTTTGGACCGTTTCGCGGCACATCCTTTGGCACCTTTTTTCTCAGGATACCTTTAGCATCATGAAATTTTGTCAAGTATGTGACAACATGTACTATGTGACTCTGGACGAGAGCGACGAAAACAAGTTGACGTACAAATGTCGTCGCTGTGGTCATGTCGACGAATTATATGGACACGAATCCATCTGTGTGTTGAAAACGCAATTGAAACGGGGGGCGCATCAGTATCAGCACATGGTCAACGAATATACCAAGTTGGATCCGACCTTGCCTCGCATTCATACCATGAAATGTCCATTGGACCAGTGCCCGACCAACGATCCTCATGCGAAAGAATCTGCTAAAATTGTGTACAAGCGGTATGACGATGATCGTATGAAGTTTATTTACATTTGTACAACATGCAACACGGTGTGGAAAACGGACGACGCAAAGTAAATTTTTATCTCGTCATAAAAAAAAAGTAGTCGAATGGTGCGAAAGAAAAGGACTCGCTATCAAAAAAGGGGTCGATTTCAACCATCCGTGTGCAACATTGGTAATCGCATGACATTTGAAGAGTGCGAGTTGGCCGTGTTGCGCCAGGCGGTGGATGAAAACGAACAACATCGTGGACAAAAGTTGCGTAATGAAGGCGATGTTCTACAACTGGTACACATTGTAGAAGAGTTTTTAGAAGCGAAGCAGTTGCTGTGTTACGGCGGCACGGCCATTAATAATATTTTACCCAAATCCGTCCAATTTTACGATTATACTACCGAAATCCCCGATTACGACTTTTTCTCGGCCCATGCGCTGGAGGATGCCAAAGAGTTGGCCGATGTCTATGTTCGTCATGGATATACCAATGTAGAAGCAAAATCCGGGGTACATCAAGGTACCTACAAAGTGTATGTGAATTTCATCCCGATGGCAGACGTGACTCAAATCCATGCCGGTCTCTTTCAATCCTTGTCCAAGCAGTCCATCAGCATGGCAGGAATTCGGTATGTCCCGGCCAATTTTTTACGCATGAGCATGTACTTGGAACTGTCGCGTCCACAAGGAGACGTCTCGCGATGGGAAAAGGTGTTGAAACGACTGACCCTGCTGAACAAGTATCATCCCGTTCAAATGCCGACCCACGATTCGTGCGACGACGTGGTATTTCAGCGTCAGGCCGAAACTCTGGAACCTGATCTAGGTGCGCGTATTTTCAATGCAGTACGCAACGTCTTTGCCGAGGTGGGCGTCGTCTTTTTTGGGGGATATGCCAACGCACTCTATAGCAGATACAGTCAACGACGGCGTCGACAAGAAGAAATCCCCGATTTTGACGTATTGTGTGAAAATCCCTTGCGATGTGTCACCCTTCTCACGGAACGTCTGGCAGATCTCGGAATCACCAAAGTGTCAGTGGTCGAGCACAAGGCCATTGGCGAATTGATTCCCGAGAGTGTCGAATTCAAAGTGGGCAAAGACACCATTGCGTTTCTGTTCAAACCCATTGCGTGCCACAATTACAATACAATCACAATTGATCATCGGGAAATTCGTGTGGCCACTGTGGATACCATGTTGAGCTTTTATTTGGCCTTTTTATTCATTGACGATCCCATGTTTGAGCCGTTTCGCAATCGTCATTTGTGTTTGGTCAATTTCTTGTTTGAATTGGAGCGCAAGAATCGACTCGCCCAAACTGGCTTGTTGCGCAGATTTACTCCGATGTGTTATGGGAATCAAGAGACGATGGAATCGATTCGAGCCAAAAAGGCGGCGAAATTTGCCGAATTGAAAGGCAATCGCAATTCCCAAGAATATCAAGAATGGTTTTTAAACTATCGTCCTTCAGACAAGACTGGTACAGAGAAACAACCGAAAACAGAGAAACAACCGAAACTAGAGACGACGGCCCAAAAAACGCAAACCAAGAAGAACAAGAAAAAGTTGCCCCTTCAGCCTTTTTGGAATCCGTTTGCCCTCGACTAACTGCCGCGAGCATTTTTGTGCACCTAGTGTATCCCATTCCACTTCGGAGAACACACCATGTCTTCTCGCATCGTATCGATATTCAAATCACGACGCACGTTGTTGGAACAATTGTCTCAGATGGATTACAAAACCGCAGATTATAGCGCATTTACCGTGAATGAAATTGACGCCATGTTGTCGAGTAGTCAATTGGACATGTTGTTGGAGAATGAAAAGACGGGTCGGAAAATCTACGTCAAGTACCCGCGCGCAGCCTCGTCGCGCAACATTCAACAGAAAATGTTGGATGAACTCGTCGAGGATTTGTTTTTAATGGAAGAAGTCTTGTCGCGCGAGGATACGCTCATGATCATGATTGAAGATGAGCCCAACGACAGTCTTTTAGCCAAGTTGCGCACGATGTGGGATCGCGACGGAATTTTCATAGTGGTGCACAATATGCAACGACTCCAGTTCAACATCTTGAACCACACGTTGGTGCCGAAAATGACGCCACTGAATGACGATGAGCTGCAGTCGGTCATGACAAAGTACAATATTCGCAATCGCACGCAATTTCCCGAGATTTCGCGGTTTGATCCCCAGGCTCTCGCCATTGCCCTCCGACCGGGTCAAGTGGCCGAAATTGAACGATCGAGTCCGACGGCGTTGACGGCCATGTATTATCGTGTTTGTGTTTGACTGTGAAAATTTCTCCAAGTACATAAATGTATGCCTATTTAGCCGAATTTCTCGGGGTTCTCTTCGTGGTGTACGTCGTGTTGGCCACGGGCAATATTTTGGCGATTGCTGCCGCCTATGCCTTGGCGTTGATCTTGACGATGGCGACGTCTGGTGGGTATCTCAATCCGGCCATTACCATTGTGATGGCGGCCGCGGGCAAGTTGGAAACGTCGGAAATTTTGTCGTATTCTCTGGCGCAAATTTTGGGGGCCTTGGTGGGCTTGGAGCTCTTTAAACGCTACGGATTGCGCTAAGCGCGAAGCGCGACAGGCGACAAGCGCGACAAGCGCGACAGGCGCGACAGGCGCGAAGCGCGAAAGGCGACACAAAGCCATTGCGACAAGCGTGACAGGCGCGACAAGTATTTTTTGTGTACATGTGGTATACAAAAAATGCCATATATGATGCGTAAAGTACGCAACAAATCTTGTTATCGTGTCGTGAATACCAAAACAGGACAAGTCAAAGCGCGATGCTCAACCAAGAAAAATGCCACCACACAGCTGCGTTTGTTGCGTGCTTTGAAATACAATCCAGGCTTTCGAAAAACGTTGCGCAAACACCGCACGGACCCAAGCGATGCCCGTTTTGCATGAATCGAAGATCGGGAGGAAATTGATGAAAACCATCGACATGAATTATATCTGGACATCTTGGCGTTTGCACCTCGTTGGGCACCTCTCTCTGTGAAACAAATGGCGAAACGGTCACTGGATGTAGTGCAACACGGTCAAAAGAGAGGAATCACGAGTATGGAACGTGTGTCCGATGCCTTTGAGGAAATTGCCGACAGTACGGATCCGGTGGTTACATTGGGTGGGTTGATATTCATGTTGGATTGCGCATGGAAATCCATGTTGACTGCCCAATTTCTGAACATGTCCTACGTGGACATTTTGAGGACGACGAGTTGCAATGTGGGAGACAATGTGGTCGCTGCCGTAGACGATCTCTTGGCTGAGAAGATGTTGCGACCGCAATTGTCCATGGACTGGTCGACGGATCTGGACAGTTTGCTGGCGTTGCGATTTTTCAGCACCCAACATGTCAAGTTTCGGCAGCTGATTGATACCGTCTGTGAAGACATGGTCGAGCACGAAATGACGAATCTGGCCGAAGAGCTGGCGATTGTGTTGTATCAACTGGACGAATTGGTGACCAACGGCCAAATGAATCTCTTGGCCAGTTTATTTGGTCACATTGTTGCCAAAAGGGACGACAATGAGACTATGACGACGCGCATTGCACGCGTGAAGCGCGAAGAGCTGCGGTTGTTGGACGTGTTGTCCAAGCTCCCGATGTTGAGTTGCGATTTCTGGTTGCTGCGTAGAATTCGTACTTCTTTGTAATGAATGGTCACTAACGACCGCCAATTTGAGCATTGACTCCCGCCGCATTTCCACCGCGCGTGGTCATGAGACGATATTGATTGTCCGTGGTGCAAAGAGGGCCCGTGGACTTGGCCAACCCAAACGAACGGTCAAAGCACTGAATCGATCCAGGTGTTGGACCAAACATGTCCACCGGCCTGTCGTGGTCCGTGCCGGAATACAAATTGGAACCAAATCCCCACACGCGTACTCCGGGAGGAGAGACTTGACCCGATCCTTGATGACTCACCGTATTGGCGACATGCTGGGCGTCCAGGGTGTCTACCGAGGCATGGTTGGGATACGTCGAATACGTCAAAGGATCGGACGTCATACCTTCGCGTGTGTTGGACCAGACGCTGGCCGGGGAGTAAGGAACATACTTTTGACAGCTGGAGCAGGAAGAAAAGCAAATGACCAAAATCAAGACGACTGAGACCAAAATCACCCCGATGGGAATACGAATCTTCATTGTTATACATTCAACGCGAGAAATAATTAGGATTGGGGAGGAGGCGAAGGCAAAGGCGAAGGGGCTGGCGCCGCTGCAGAAAGAGCCCCGTATAACCGCGTCAAGGGATCGACGTATTTGATCATGGTGGGGTCAACAATGGTCGTGTCCAACAAGGTTTTCAGTTGCGTCAACACCGAGGGCTGGGCGTTGTCTCCGGGTTGATTCACTTCCGTACGCAAGTTGCCTAAATCGAAGGCCCTCAAATTTTGGATCCCATTGGCAAATTTGCTCAATTGTCCGAGAACACTTGCGTCGCCGGAAGACGCCTTAGATTCTGCAGTCTGTACCTTTTTTAGTAACGATGCGTCCGTATCATACGTATTGTTGGAATAGGTCTGTTTCATATCTGTCAAATTCGCATCCGTGGCAATGGTGTTGGACACCAATTTGCGGCACGCGCTGCTTTGATAAAAATACGGCTGGCAATTGCCCGTGCGATTGTTTCCTTCGAATTGCAGCACATTTAAGAAAACACAATAGATGAGACCACACACGATGACCGCCACATTTGCAGCATACCAATGGTGGTAATTGTATTTCATGTAATTCAAAACTAGATACGTCATTTTTACACTAGTGCGAGGAAATTCTTTTTCACTTCGACCCCGTCGTTTGTACCGTGGTGGGATTGCGCAGGTACGAAGATCCCAATACATTCTTCATCATATTTACCAGATTTTGCAAGACGGAATTGAGCCCCTGCTGTTGGGTTTGGCTGGCATCCAATTGACTTTGTAGACGATTTACTGCCGTTTGTACATTGCTATTGCTCGATGCCACATCCTGCATTGCTGCTGCAATGCTTTCCTGTGCAGTTTGTTTCACATAGGTTTCGAATCTCGTTTGCGTATTTTGATCAAAGAGGTTACCCAAAGACAATACGGTGATGCGATCTTGATATCCATTGAAGGAGACGTACACGTACAACCACATCAATACAAATACCAAAACACCTAAAAAGAAGAAAATGGTAAACGTGGGTCCCCACATTTGCACAAACGTGAGTACGGGCGGAATTATAAAAATTTCGGCGGGAAGATCCTTCGATGCAACTTTGGGCTCT